GTAAGCAATTATTAAGAGACATAAATCCTATGAGCATAAAAGGGTTTTCAAGGGAAAAAGTATGTGATAAAATAAGAGTTTTGATAAAACAAAATTATCTCTTCTTGGGGTATCGTCAGTTTGCTAATTATATTGAAAGGGTCGAAGAAAAGGTAAAACATAAAAATCCAAGTAATAATGACAAAGTTCAAATGGCAAAAAAACTACGAAAAGCATACGAGAAAGAGTTCGGTGGAAGATTGATCATAATTGACGAAGTTCACAATGTAAAAAGTACTAGTGAGGATTCTGAAAATAAAAAGATAGCGAGGTCATTTCAGAACTTAGTGAGATATGTTCAAAAAATGCACTTGATCTTACTATCCGCGACACCACTGTATAATGACCATCGTGAGATAATTTTTCTGTTAAATATAATGCGAAAAAATGACAAACGTAGAATGATTTCAAATTCAGAAATCTTTGACGCAATGGGTAATTTTGTGAAGAATGATAATGGTGATGAGATAGGAAAAAGTCGTTTAATAGAATATGTTAGAGGATATGTCAGTTTTGTAAGAGGTGAAAATCCATACACCTTTCCATACCGAATATTTCCGAAGCTATTTGACCCATCGAAGTCAATGTTATCAGAGCAAAATAAAATAGAATACCCTTCTATACAAATGAATAACAAGACCATTAGAGCACCCATAGAGTATGTGGATGTTTATCCTGTGGAAATAGGCGAACGTCAGCAAGAAGTTTATAATATGTTAATTGATAAAATTGCAACAAAGCCCGAAGAGGATACTGTAGTTGAAAAGGACATTGGATACAATAGTCTTATTGCTCCTATACAAGCATTGAATATTGGTTTTCCGTCTCTTGATGAAACAAAAAAAGGTATTCAACTCATTGGAGAAGAAGGTCTGAACAGTATAATGACATACGAGAAAAATGATACAGCAAATACGCCATATAAATCAAATTTCAAATACCGTCCAAAAATATTGGAGAAGTATGGTGAGATTTTCTCGAGGAAAAATATTGGCAAGTATAGTGGTAAAATAAAACAAATTTGCGATCATGTTGCGAATGGTAAAGGCATACATTTGATATATAATTCAAATATTATGGGTGGTATAATACCCATGGCATTAGCATTGGAAGAAATGGGTTTCACTCGATATGGAAATAATAAATCGCTTTTTCAGAAGAAAGAAAACCGAAAAACCAATAAGAAATATATTATCATAAGTGGTGATAAATATTTTAGCCCGAACAATCCAGATGATGTCAATGCAAGTACAGATGAAGCAAATGTAGATGGGAATAAAATACAAGTAATTTTGATATCCAAAGCAGGGTTTGAAGGTATCGATTTTAAATATATTCGTCATATCCATGTCATGGACCCTTGGTATAATATGAACCGTATAGAACAGATCATAGGTCGCGGTGTTCGTAATTGTAGTCATAAGTTGTTACCCTTTACAAAGAGGAATGTATGTATTTATCTATACGGAACGATTCTTGAGGATAAAAAATATGAAAGTGCAGATATGTATTTATACCGACGTTCAGAGAAAAAAGCTCTTCAGATAGGCAAAATAACCAGAACCCTGAAAGAGAGTGCAGTAGATTGCTTATTAAATATTCATCAGTTAGACTATGATAAGGATAAATTTAATGGACTAAAGCTGACCATTGAATTAGGAAATAATGTAAATATAGACTACTTGGTAGGCGATGACCCATATTCATCTGGTTGCGATTATATGGATAAATGTAATTTTACTTGTAAAATGTGTACTGATGACACATATCATGATGTTCCAACCAATTTTGTCGAAAAGCAAGTTCAAAATGACAGCGTTAATGATGACACGTATCACGAGCATTTCACAAATATCTATGATACTGATATCATACGTAGAATCAAATTCTTATTCAGAGAAAAGTATTTTTATACGTATCAACAAATTAAAAGCGAAGTGTGTGCTATCAAAATGTATCCTGAATCCGTTATCGCGCTTGCGATACAAACTTTATTAGAAGACAAAGGCGAGGTTCTGTTGGATAAATATGACAGAGAAGGGTATTTAGTTCATTTGAGTGATCTGTATTTGTTTCAACCCAAGGAAATGAGCGAAACGAATTTGTCTACATTTGAACGAAGTCAACCGATACAATTGAAACATGATATGATTCGATATTTCCCGGATATGTCACACCTTCAGAGGAAGGGAACAAATAAATCAGATGGAAAAAATAATACATTAGAGATGATTTTATCTCGTATGGAGGAAAATACGTTGGATAGTATCAAAATATGGAACGATGTATCGAAATTTGTGAACATCCCTGTTCAGTATATAACCAACATTCACTATCATTATGAAATTGACAGGTTGATACCAAGTGAAAAGAAGAGGATGGTAGAGATGTATATTGATGACAATTTCAATGTTGATGATACAACACATAGGATTTTGAAGGATTACGTCGAAAGTAAAATGAAAATACGCCATGAGAACCAAAACTATTACACTATTGAGAATGGCGATTCGTACGATTTATATCTAGAAAATGGACCAAAGGGAAACTCTTTACAGAAAGTTGTATCAAGACAAATTGACAATATATTGAAAAATAAATTCGTCGTACCCACAACAAAACTAAGTGGGTCAAAAGTAGGTCTGCTAAAATATTCAGAATCTTTGGGAATAGGTAATTATACATTCAAAATAAGTTCTGAGCGATATGGACGTAGTGAGGCAGAAGTAAACAAGGTTAGAAAAACAGCGTCTGTATGCACAAGCACGCTGGTAGGCGAACAAGTGAAAGAACTTGATGTATTGATTGAAATTCACAATATAACTGGTACACCGATTCCTACAAGAAAGCCCAAGCAAGCTCTTACAAATAATGAAGTACAAAGAAAAGATAAAAAGCTTAAGATGAATCCGAAACAAGAAAAAATCTGTGATAGACCAAGCAAACCAAAAATCTGTTATTTATATGAGGTGATACTTCGCTATCTAGACATGACAAATGCACAAGAAATGAGGTGGTTTCTTACGCCAGTAGAAGTTGAGATGAGGAGGAAATTTAATAATGAAAAATTCTAAAGACAATGATTTTATTATAAAATTGAAATTGTATAAATATATGCTATTATATATAACTATGGCAAGTCTAATGACAAAGGAAAAGAAACAACGAAGACTTGATAATGATAAGATCTTCTCTTCTGCGATTTGTACTACACATGTAGTAATCCCAATTACAGCAGTTGGAAAAAATATTGCATTTGTCTTATCGCAATGTGTTTCAAATAAATATGAGGGGTATTGTATCGTCGAAGGATATGTAAAGCCTGGATCAGTAAATATAATCACGCACTCATCTGGTGAAGTAATAGGACAAGATGTGAAATTTGAGGTTGTTTATCAAATCCAAGTATGTCATCCGGTTGAAGGAATGATAGTTGATTGTCTCATAAAAAATATAACAAAAGCAGGCATACGTGCAGAAATCCCAAATTATGATGTGACGCCTATGGTGATTTTCATTGCACGGGACCATCATTTTACAAACGAGTATTTCAACACTTTAAAAGAAGGAGAAAATACTCAGGTTCGTGTGATTGGACAGAGGTTTGAATTGAATGACACGTTTGTTTCTGTCATTGGTGAACTGATCAATCCCAAAGAGGCAAAAACAACTATAAAAAGAAATACAAAAGAAAAGCCGAAAAAACGACTAGTAATTGAAGAATAGAATTTTCAGAGATAAATAAATGATTTCAAAGAAGGGAACAAACATAATCATACAGGTATCAATTTGGATTTGAAAATTTCATCGACGTATTCATTCTGATGACAAAGATCTATTTTTTTTGTCATTTGGAGGTAACAACGAAGACAAACCAGAATATCAAAATACGAATTATGGAGATTCATTGGTTCGACACCAAACATTTTACAATGCAACTCACATAACGTAGGGTATTTCACGTATTTATTAATTACCTTTCCTACCTGGGTGATAACTTGAATATTACACAACGCTTTTCCATTTTTCATCGTACAGTAGAATTCTTTTGAAAGATGTGAAAATGTATCTTTGAGTTCATCTCGTTTAACTCCCCTGCGTAACAATTCAACTTGAACAAGAGTTTCGTCATATTCTATATTGTGAGCGACAACGACATCCGACCGGTTATACGCATCCATTATTTTGTCGAGGGCAACTTTGACTGGAACTCCTTTTTCTGATGTCATTTGTTTCGTTATACCATGAGTTTTCAAAGCACCGGGTGAAATCTCAACATCATCATCAATCCTGACGATTGTGTCATATTCTTCCAATAGTGTCATTGTCTCAAGGTCATATAGGATATAACTCAATTGAACAATGTAAGGAAGTATCTTTTTAATTTCATCATCTGAGGAATTGTGTTTGAATGAATCTTTTGGGATCAACCCTGTAGTTTCTGTGTCAAAAATTAATGCTATCATATTGTGTATAAATCATTATGATATAGAGGAGATTTCAATTTTATTTATAAATATGAAAAATTACACCTTCGGACATTTTTAACGGGGCAGAATTTCATAATTATATCATAACTTCCGACCCACCAATTTAACATTACATTTTCCCCAAAAATCTAAACTATCTGGAAGAGGTTTATCCGCATATTTGATATGTAATAATTTAACTAATTTTTTTGCAAATCCTCGCTTTCTTGCCCTCGAATGCGTCCAAATAATAATCGCCTTATCATTTTCTTTTACACAAAAACACGGCAATAAATAAAAAGAATTTTTACAAAATATATTATTGTCGCCTTTTCTATTTTTATACATTATATCTGTCTCACATACTCTTAACCCATATAAGTTACCACTTCTATAAGCCTCTAAAATAGTGCATCTGTTATGACAAAATCCGCTTTTATCGTCATATAATTCATCTATTAAACACCAGAAATCATCGCTGTCAATTTGACAAAGTTTGATTTCGCCCCAA